CGCTACTCCTAATACCTGATGCATCGACACCACCAGTTATGTTTTTGGTAACTAAAAGTGAATTGACCCCAACTGCTCCTCCTCCAATTATGACATCGTTTGTAAACCTTGCCCCACCTGCTACATCTAATTTTTGCGTTATTGTTGTTGTACCTATGCCGACAGAACCAAGTGCATTTATAACCATTGATTGCGTAGAACCAGTAGTTAATCCAGTAGTATCGTTTCTATTTGCTCTATAAAAGTTAATTGCACCATTAGCTCCCTCTATCCAAGATATTGGTGTTGATGCATCGGCTACGTCAGTGTCATCAAAAATTATCTTGCCACCACTTGAGTGTCTTAAATATAATCCTGTTGACCCGTTTACTGTAAGGTTAGATACTGGTGTTGTTGTGCCAATACCTACGTTGCCACTACCATCTATATACATATCAGTTCTTGCGTCTGTATAGTTATAGAAGTGGATACCTGTACCTACCGATTGAAGAAACCCCCACGCATCATATCCAGTACGTTGAACGGAAAATAAATTACTGCCGCTATTTTGTATTTGTAAAGCCCTTGTCGGGCTATTTGTTCCAATCCCAACATTAGCAACACCTCCTAATGTAGTTATATTGCCATTATTCCATATTCTTAGTCCTTTTGTGGCAGCAAAATTTGACCAATATATGCTACCACTCGAAGCTCCCACAAACCCATCTTTATCTAATGTACCATCATCTTTTAATCTTATATTAGCTCCCACAAAGTCAGCAAAAATAGTACCTGCTACTCTTCCGCTTCCTGAAATATTAAAATTACCTGTTTGTAAACTTGTGCCGTTTACTATATAATTTCCAGTTCCCAAAGTTGTTGCAATATTAGCAGCAGTAGCAGCTTGAAATTCACCTGTAGCATTTGCAAATACAAGACCTGATATAACATCTGTCTGTCTTATACCACCAGCTATTTGCAAAAGTTTTATACCGCTTGGTGTAGTTGTTCCAATCCCCACGTTAACCCCGTTATCAAAAATCTGAGAATTGGTTAACCCTCCCGTTGCGTTTGACCACTTGGTTACAAAGTTTGTCGTTCCGCTTCCGTTGGCCTTAGCGTTTAATTGGGTTTGTATTGGACTTGTGACGCCCTTTAAATATGTGAGTTCGGTCAAACTTGGATAGGTAGCAGTATCAAGCGATACAATGTTTTTGCTTGCATCCGTGGCCGTTAATTGGCTTACGTTTAAGCCCGAAATGTTTAATGCCGGAACAGTAAGCCCACCACTACGCCAACGCCCCACCTCTACATTATTGCGAAGTATCGGAATGTCAAAGTTTCCGGCAATTGTTCCAAATGGTTTTTCAGCGGTTACGGTGTTTCCGCCTTGCATCCATGCGTTTGCAGTTACCCATTCCTCCAAGGCATAAGTTCCGTTTGCTGCTGGCTTTATGTGTGTGTAATCGTTTTCGGTGTCTTCGGCTTCTGTGGTTATGATTCCTCCTGCTACCGATTTTGAATAGAAAACATCGGCAAATGCTGAATCCATCCTCATGTCGGAATTCATCATGATTACAGATTTACCACTTGGCAAAACCTTTTTAGCAAAGTTTACGCTGCTGAATTCTGGAATATCAATTCTATTAACTGCCCGGTCAATTTTTTCTTCAATTAGCTTTTCATCCTCATTGGGCTGTAGTGTTTCTTCGTCTATGCCTGATGTGCTATTGGTTGCAAGTTCTACGGCCTTTACTTCGGTATTGTGCATTCTGGCATTATACTTGGCATTGTGAAGCCTGTATTTTACGCCCATAATGCCCACCAAATCGCCAAAACCTAATGATTCCCAAATAGTACCTTGGTAGGTTTGCAAACGCTTTCCAAGTACCTTTAAATAGCTATTACTTACAAACACATCAATAGCTTCCCCTGCTATTACATTGCTTTTACTGTAAAACTTCACCAAGGAACTATCAGCGGTGGTTTTAAACAATGAATCTGTACCCGTTGGATAACTCGGCCAACCAATACCAAGGTCAACCGTTAAATCTGTTTCACGGTCTTGGGTGTCCTCTAAGGTAAATTTCCTTTCAAAACCTTCCGAAATGTTGGCATCAAGATTTCCAACTTTAATATTTATGTTGTCGATGAATAATCCATAAGCAGCATCTGTCGCACCTGGTCCCGCTGATTCTGATTCTCCCCTTTCAGGAAAAAATATTCTGATAATCAAATAATACTCTGCATTTTCAGGGAACATTTCCATCAAAAACGGATTGTTCCAAAATCCAAAGTTACCAATCTGATTGAGTTGGTTTATAAACTCGTTGTTTGCGTGGTATGGTGGCCTTGGTATCTCAATTTTTAGTTTGTCTCCGCTTGGTTTAACCTCATAAATTGGACTTCCGAAAAAATTGCCACCTTCATAGTCGGGAACTTGGTCATTTTCTACACTATACCAATTTCCATCTGTACTCAAAAAATTAGGTATTCCCCCAGGACCATTAAAGCCCGTGATAATTTGCATTCTTAGGTTAGTAAGAACGCTACCCATTGTTACATCGGCTTCAATGGTTAGCTTTTCGTTTTCTGCAAAGGTTTGGAATGGTGTATAAAGGAACTGCGGTGATTGGAGATAACTCTGATCTACCCCAACGGCTTCTGCTGAACTAAAACTTGCCTTTGAATTATAAAGCTGACCCCCATTTATAACATAAAAAAGTCCTGCAGCCCCCGAAAACGTCCACCCGGTAAGGTTGTCCATTTTGCCCCAACTGTTGCGGATAGGCATATTAGATTTGGCTTTCTTAACAACAACACTCTGGTGGCTAAACATCCGCCCAAAATAACCGCTCTGCCTATCTACATAAGCTTTGGTTGGTCGATTGTACGACAACTCGGTAAAAGATAAATCAGTCCAATTGTAGGTCGTAATGGTGCTATTGTGCGAACTTACCTCATCCACATTACGAACAAACCAACATCCGTTAACGTGGTCAAAGAAAACTTGGTTGTACGGCTTACGGATTCGGTCTATTACTTCATAGCAATTCAGGCCTTCAAAGTCTATATCATCGCAGTAGGCCTCCCAATACTTTATCGGTGCTGCATCAAAAATACTTCCATCATAGCATTTAGTATTGTCAATTACCTTAATCGGGAAATTATCAATGAAACCGATTTGAGCCAAACAGTTCTTTAAAACCGTTATTAGCTTAATCCTTGTTCCGGTGGTAGTGTATTTTTTGTTTTTAAGGTTTCGAAGTCCGCATTCAGCACTTAGCGTTATTGGATAACCACCGTTTCTGTCCAAATCATTAGCTTCAAACGGTGTAATGATAGCGTTTGACCTCAATGCTCCGTTTACCCTGAATTTCAGAATGTAGTCACCGTACTTTTGCTTTGAGAAATACGAACTATTAAACGTCTCGGTGGCTGACATCATTACCGTGGCCACCGTTGGCACTATTCCACCAAGATATTTTTCGGCTACATCGTTGTTGTTTTCGGTCACAAATGGTTCGGCACCTGCTTGAAGTTCAATGGTGGCGGTGGTTGTTCCTTCCTCCCAAATCTCCACACGGTGGGTTTCCTCTAATAAAGATTGGTACTCGAAAAAGAATTTTAGAAATTTTGCCATTTTATCAACCGAATTTATAATTTGCTACATCAATCGCCCCTTTCAAAGCTGAACCTTGGGCTTCTAATACAACAGGATTAAAAGTTATATTAAGACCATTTGAACCAAAGCCTGGTCCATTACTTGCACCACCACGAGTATTTCTTTGTGTTGATGCTCCAAGATTGCTATTTGCACTCATGGCCATTCCACCGCCTTTTAATGCAGCTCCAAAAGCTAACATTTTACCACCTCCTAACATTTTTGTTGTACCTGAGCCGGGCGTTGCAATATTCATTAAAAGTCCTGCGGTTAATTCGGCTGCACCTATCCTTAGCATCATATCGCCTAATGCTGCTAAGAATCCAGCAATGATTTTAGAAAAATCAAATTTGATGTCTCTATTAAAAATTGAAGCAAAACCAGTGGCCAAAGTATCACCAAGCATTCCAAAACCCTGCTGCATGTTACCACTTACTTCTGCAAAATTTTCACTTGTTATATCTCCAAAAATTGTAGATATTTTTTCCATTCCTGTTGCTACAATAGGCTGTATTCTTTGGGCTAATGCTTTGTATCTTTGTTGTATGTTTGTTGCGAATTCTTCTTCTCCAATACCGATTTGCTTTATTTTTTCCTTTGAAGTAGAATCGTTTTGTTTTGCCTTTTCAGGAGTAAATCCGTTTCGACGAATCTTTTCTGTTTGTTCTTGTAAAGCAGCGATTCTTTTACGAGTTTCTTCTGTTTCAAGCCCTAAAAGCGTCATTTCAAAAGTGTAGTCTTGAACGGCCTTATTTGCATTCTTCATTTTAGGCTCACCGCTTTCCAACTCATTGAAAAAAGCCATGATGTCTTTACTTGCGGTTTTCATCGCAGCCACAATTTTGGCTATTGGATTTGATGTGGTTTTTTGCCATCTTGTGACTTTTTCAATAGATTTATCCATGTCACCAAATGCACTTACAGCGGTTGCCCCCATTGAAAAAGCAGCAATATTAAAAAGTACTTTTAGTTTTAAGATTTGCGTTTCTAAATCAACAAAGAAGTTTTTTACTTCTTCCCAATGTGTAAGCACATAAGCAGCGGCGGCTACTAATCCAACGGTAAAAAGGCCGATTGGTGTCATTAATCCCGTGAGTAAAACGCCAATGTTGGTAATTGCAGTAGCAATAGAACCAATTGCAATCAATGCAGGGCCTATAAGAATTGCCAAACCGCCACCTATCAAAATGTTTGTTTTTGCGTTTTCGTCCAAGGCCAGAAATTCTTTGGATAGTTCATTTACTTTGTGAACTACTGAATTGAAAATGGGCAACATAATTGAACCTAAAGAGGTGCTGACTTCTGAAACCAAACCTTTAAATTTTCGCATTTGGTTGGCTGCTCCGTCTTGGGTTCTTACAAAATCGCCTTGAGCGTTTTTGGCTACGTCCATTATATAAGCGTATCTTAGTGACACCTTTTGGGCTTGTGTCATGTCTTCCATGTTGGTTTTGATACCTTTCGATAATGCAAAAGCCTTTAAATTTGCTTCTGTCATAACATAACCAAGTGCCTGTAAAGACTCGGTTTCTCCTGAAAAGATACCTTTTAATGCGGTTGCAGCTACTTGCTCATTTACGTTTTTGAAAGACATCAAATTCCCTTGTAGTCCTACCAATTGTTTTGACATTTCGGCTGCACTTTTTGTAGAAAAGCCCATTGACGTAGCCATGTCCCCAAACAATGAAGCCGCTTCTAATGCCGCAGCTTGTGAAATACCGAAAGATTCTAATGAAGTTTTGGCAAAGGCCTTGACTGATGCGGAAGATTCTTTAAATGCTACATCTACCTTGTTGATGGATTCCTCCATATCAGATGCAGATTTTACCATTGTAAAACCCAAAATTGTCAAAGGAAGTGACACCGCCAATGATAAATTTTTTCCCATATCCACGGCCTTGTTGTCAAAATTTTGCAACTTGCCCATGGCAGCATCTATTTTTTTATTATACTCTGTGGTAAGTGCATCGAGGTTTACATATAACACATCAGACATGGCTCTCTAATTTAAACGTGCTTTGAAATATTCCCTTGTAATAATCGTCTGGGAGGTTCTGTTTTTTTCTTTCTTCGATGTATTGCTCGAAGGATATTTCTCTAAACTCCTTGTCCATCTCTAACGGCCAAAAATCTTCCTCTTTGGTCATTTTACCACCTCCGAAACTTGTGGCGAAATTATAGATTAGTGTGGCCGTTCTGCGGTGAAGAAATGCGTTTCGCTCCATTTCCTCACGTATTTTCTTGTGATACCCTTGGATTATGTTATTGGTTTGTCGCCAATTTAAACCGTACCAGAATTCGTGAGGTCGGTATCCAAGTTCTCCGCAAAAGAGTTGTTCGAGTTCATCATCGTTGGGTTCGGGTTGTTCTTTTGGAATTCCTCTACCTTTTTTTTTACATTGTCAAGTTCAACCGTGAAATAAACTTTAATTGTTTCTCCTGCTTTGTCGAAAATGTCTTTTAGGTTGCTTTCAGTCTCGGGAACTTCTGCTGTGGTTATGGCTTCATCAAAATCAATGAAGTTTATTTCAACCGATTTACCCTCGTTTTTGCAAGCACTCACATAAGAGTGATACAAGTACGAGATTAAGAAATTGACCTGACGAACGGCATCCTCTAAGTCCGTAACTGAAAAGAGATTACCTAACTCATGTCTTGAATCTCTATAAGCACGATTACAAAATAGTAACCGTGCCTTTAAAGTACCGTGTTTTAGTTCTATTGCTTGGTTCAACATATCAATTAAACAGTGGTTGTAACAATAGCGGAAACAGGCTGAATATTGAATGAGAATTCAATCTTGCCCATGTTTGGTGTTGGCTTTGAAAGGCTATCAACAAACCCGGTGAATGTTTGAACGGTGTCACCAGTTGTCACTGATACCAATCTGATTTCAAAGTTTCCACCGCCTACACCATTTCCGGTAGTACCTCCGGTAGATCCTGCGGTCATTTGGAAAATTTCGTTGATTTCTTTGTAAGACAAGAAATTGGCTGATGGAGTGAAATCATCATAAGCCTTGCATGAAAGTGTGGCATCTTTTAAAGTTTTTAAATACTTCTTTGAAGTACCCGTGTCTTTGCTCGAAACCTCTTCTTTATCGGCCGATTGCTCGATGCTTGTCTCTATTTCGTTTTGTAGTTGCTTCCACAATGGTACGGCAGTCGTTCCCATGTTGAAGGCTATTCTTTGTACCTGACCTAATTTTTCTGGCATTGTCGTATTATTTTTGAGAAATTATAATTTCGAATTCTAAAACCTTTCGCATGATCATTTCGGTGTCGGTTCTCATAATAGGCATATTTCTTGACCTGATGTTATGAGTAGCCAAAACCGCAAAGTCGGCACTATCAGCAAGTGCCTTTAACATTCTATTTGGACAAATAATGTCCAAAATTTCGTTTGAAATACTTACAACGGCTTCCCATGATTGAGCGTTGTCGGGTACTATGTCGTTTATGTCAATGTTTACATAATAATTTCCGTTAAAACGGTCTTTTGAACCTTCCTGCTCGTCAAATGAAGGACTAACAACTACATATCTCAAAGCGTTGCTGTTGGTGTCTTTTTCAGTGCTAAATACAGGCACCGAAATAACGCCATTCAACAAGCGATAAAACTCTGTCAATATGTAAAATGTGGCATCTTTCAATTTTGCGTTTGTTTAACGTCTTCAATTATTTTCTTTTTCAAGTACTCTTTGGCTTTATAAAATGCCGGAATCAAATGTGGCCTTGCTGGAAGGTTGATTTTCTTTTTGCCTTTGCCTTTAAACTTAATCGCTATATCTTGCCACCCATTCGGAACACTTACAGAACCACCCGTGCCAAACTCCAAAAATGGTGCATAAGTTGCGTTTGCAAACATTCTGATGGTGTGCCACGATATTGGCCTGAAACCAATGTTTTGTTTGTGATGACCAAGGTCGTGAGGTGCATTGTTGGTGGCATCATTTTCATAAACCATTCCAGCTTCCAGAATCCTTGTAGTAATAGCTTGTTTCAAAGCAATTGATTTACGGTTTTTTGTAGCCTTGAACGCTGACCAATTACTGAATGCCCTCTGTGCTGACATGATATTTTATATTTCGTTCGTCCAACTCCAATGCATTAATTTTCAAAACTCCACTTTTGTATCTGAAATAATGAGCCACCGTTAGCGTATAAGCTGGGTTAACCCATAATTCAAAGTCAAATATTTTGTTGAAAACCAACTTCCCTGTTTCATCTGTCCTTTTCAGCATCCGCTCCGAAATGTTAACCTTTACCGTTTCAAGTACCGTTTCAGCACCGTTGGATTTATTGCCACCGGCTGCATCTTTCGTTGTTGCTTGAATGCAAACTTGTACTAATTCCGGGTAAAGTCTCATTTCTTAGTTTTCTTTGAGTTTCACAAACCCACGGTTGATTAAATCTTCCTCGGCAATGGCTTTTTCTAACAATTCCACATCAACGCTCAGGTGGCTTCCAAACCCTATTCCTTGCGATGCAAAAGGAGTTAAGATAACATAAGGACAATCGGCATCTTGTGGAGATACTAAGCCCTTGTTTTGTGGTGCCACTTTGAGCGTTTTGTTTTTGACTTCGTCTTTTTGCATTTTAGTAAAATCTAAAGATTTTCACATTCTTTAAAACCAACATACCCATGTCGGCAGTTGGGTTGCTAAACACCTCGGCCGCTATTCTGGCAATGGCCAGCTTTTGGGTCTCGGTGATTGTTAACTTTGAGGTTGTGTATGTGAGTTTGACACCATCGGGAAAATCCCCAACAAGACGATAAATCCTACCGTTATTGACCAACTGATAATCGGCAACCGGATAATCAACCCCTTCAAGGTCTTTTACTGTTACGTTTGTTTCAGCTTTTATTGGGCAATACGGCAGGATTTCGTCATCAAAAAATGATTGCCAAATCACACTAACCTCCCTCTCGGTTATTAGTGTCGTTTCGGTTATCCGCTCAACTTCCGAAATTACAGATTTGCAGATGTGGTCTAAATTGGTATCGTGTGTATTAAATCCAATATTAAGCACGTTTTTAACATCAGCAGCAACTACCTGAGCCGTTCCGAATGTTTCGTTACTCAATACGATTGTCCTTCCCAAATTTAGACGCTCCATTACTTCTCTGTTTTTTCTTTGGTTTTTGTGTCTTTTTTCTCTTCTATGAAACCTTGCTCTACCAGTTCAGCTTGGTATTGGGTAGGCACATTTGTTAAAATTGTGCCTACCTCTATTCCGCAAAAAGATTTTTTCACTCTAAATGGCTTTTCCATGTTCTTACGCTTGTAATGCAGTAATTGCAGTCGAGAATGTACCTTTCACAAACGCTGGAATCTCTGGAGTTTTCAAACGAGAAATGGCTCTCAATGATCCTGCAATGGTCAAGTAGTCTTTCAACACATCGTCCTCGTTTTGGTCGTATGTTTGGATTGAAAGGTTACGATACACAAACAAACCGTACTTCGTGAAGTCTCCCATCAAGAAGTTTCCTGCAGCCATGTTGTCGTCTTCAACGATTGGAATGCCGTTAACATCAAAGCCTGTATTTGACAAATACAAAGGCATGATGTATTGACCTGTTGAATCTTTTAAAGTTTTTAACTTAGTTACATCAACCGGGTTCATCAATACCGCATTTGGTCTGAATGAACCTTTGCCAGCAACTCTTACTTGTAGGTAAGCGTGTTCCAAAACGTCTCTCATCGTTACGCCTGTTAGCGTACCAACGCCTGTTTGTTTTGCGAATGCCGGTGCTTGAGTATAAACACCATTGTGGTTTTCTCCGGTGTTGTTGCCCAAAAGGATTTGAGTTCCCAACTGAATCAAGAAATCTTCTGACATTTCAGCAATGGTTTCAGTCAATGCGAAAGGCAAATCACCGTCCAAATGCTCTTTTGAAATCTTAGAATAACCAGTGGTTTTCTTAGCCACCGCTTGTTCCTTATCCCATTTGTACGAAACCTGATTGAATTTAACGCCCTCAGCCGTTTGACCAATTCCGCCTTCTGTCAAGGTTTTGATTACCCACTTCAATATTTCGTTGTTGGTTGTTCCTGTTCTGATGAAATCCAAAACCGTTGGCTTTGCTTTTGGTGCCTTAGCTATTCCAGATTCCACGTTTGCGAAAATATCCAACAAGCCCGCTGTTGCAGAATAACCTGTTGTCATATCAGAAACCGCCTTTACATCAATGTTTTCAAAAGACATTTTCTGTCCTGATTTGATGTTTGGAATGTTTTCATCTGTGAAAACCTGAGATTTCAATGCGTGCATCAATCCGCCTTTTTGCTTTTGGCCTTCGCCTTGCTCCATTCTACCCTCCAAGCGGTCTAACTGACCTTTGGCTGCTTCGAGTGCTGATGCAGTCTTGGTTAAGTCCGCTTGCATATCGTTTAAAGACTTGGTGTCGGCCTTGTCTTTTACCATTGCTTCAAACTCTCCTTTTTGCTTTTCAAGTTGCGAGTTCAACTCTTTAAACTGCTCCTTTATTGGTGCGATTGCTTCCTCTGCAGCCGCTTTGATGTCTTTTACTTCGATTGACATTGTAATGATGTTTTGTGATTAAAATTTAAAACCATTTTTGAATGCCTGACTTATATCTTCTAACTTCGGCTGAGTGGTGGCGTGCTTTTGCTCCGACTCAGTGATTTTGCTTTGAATGATCTCCGAAACGGCATCGTATTTCGGAAGTATAATTTCTTTGAATGTTTCGTCTGTGTAGGTGCCGGAAGTAATGGCTTTCTCTAAGGCATCCATTAATTGCAAAAGGTCTGATTCTGACTTTACGCCTACGATTGGCGTATATTCGTTGGCCGCCCAAAATTGAAGCCCTGAGCCTTCGTACAGGTGGATTTCTTTTAGGTAAGTGGTTTTCATTTCCTCATTGCGTTCCCATTGCATTACCCGGTATCCGATTGAATGCTCGGTAATGATACCGTCTTCCACCATTTTGAGATAATCAACTCCAAGCGTATGTGTTCCAACTTTGGCCTCATAGTATAGCCCGAAATCATCCTCTTTGAGCATTAAGAATTTACCAACACCTTTGCGTGGGTCGTGGTCTTGCAGATATTTGATTCGATTCTTTGCAGATGGTCCGTTTTCCATTATGGATTTCTGGAAACAGCCTTTAATAGTAATATCGTTGTCCGAATCTTTGACATTATATGCATTTAGATACCCGGTAACTATGCCCTCTTTTACAGATGCATCCTTAAACCCGCCTGAAAATCCTTTAGTCAACGTAATCATACCACCTATTTTTATACAAAAAAAAACTAAGTGTAAAGTTTATTTTCAAAAAATTACAATTTAATTTTATTTTTCATCGAATAAGTGTAATATTTGTAAAGAAATGTAAATAATTGTAAGAACAGCAAAAGCATGAATGGACAATTTCAGGAGGTGATTTATAACTTAAATGGCGGAATTGGCATAATTACCGTAGGTCTGGATGAGGAAGAATTTATTGACAAAACAGTCATAACCGTTGGAGGCCAAATTCTTCACCCAAACCAACTTACAACGCTAAATGGTTACTTCAACGAACCGATAAGATATTGCGGATTACAAAAGGGGCAGGAAAATAAAATAATGGTTTTTCATAGTGGAGAGAATGTTGATTTGTTCGAAATCAAGAATTTTTATTATTGCGTGTACTGGATTAATGAAGACAGAATCGGCAATGTATATGCTCTTGGAAGTTTTAGAGACTTCCATTTTAAAAATGCACAGTGGAAATGAAATTTAAAAAGAAACAACAATGAAAGAAACAATTAAAGCAAACGATTTAAGGATTGGGAATTTAGTAAGGAATAATCTAAGCGGAGAAATTCTTAAGGCTTGCGATGTTTTATGTGACGGAATAAATACAGATAAAATTGAAGGATTAAATTATGGTTTTATTGAACCAATCCCACTAACAGAAGAATGGTTGTTGAAGTTTGGTTTTAAAGAGATTATAGTAGATAGTTGGTATTCAAAACTTGCTGAAAATAAAAATACAATTAATATTTCAAAAAGCGGTTTAGTAGCAATAAATGATGATAAACCTATTAGAGCAATAGAATACGTTAACCAACTTCAAAACATTTACTTTGCATTAACTGGAGAAGAATTAACTATAAAAGAACAATGAACGAAAACCAAGAAATTACCGCAACAATGGCATCAACGGTGCTGAATATGCAATACATGAAGGCATACAGAAGAATTTGCAAGCTGCGAGCCAGAAAAGGCCTTACAGAACGAAAACCCACCGTTGGTGAATTCTGTAATTTTTATAAATACGATTTGAATATATTCTTAAATGCTAAATTATGACAAACGAAGAAATTAAGGAAAAGTACGGCATTGAGCCAATAATGAAAGAAATGTGGGTGTGGGATAATGAGCCAGAAAAAGCATTTTTTTCAAAAGAGAAACAACCATGGATGAAATGATAACACTTATAATACACCTTTCCAAATCCCAATTTCCTTCAAAACGTCTTCCGTAGCGTAGGTATGTTTACAACGGCAATTGATGACTTCACTCGCTCCGCCTGATGGGTCGCCCGGGTGTTTCATCATTTTGCCGTTTACGTTGAATTTATCAGACTTAGGCACATACTTTCGATTCAAGGCAGCGTGCGTGTCTCGGTAATCCCTGCTAAGGTTATGATACCAGACTTTAAACATCGGCTTTCCAATGTTCAATTCTATCTGATTTCCTGCAAATTCAGTCCCCAAAGCTGCGGCATGGGTCATCTCTGTACGTGCTATTCTTAACGCCCTGTGCCTTACCAATGTCAAGCGTTTTGACACAAACAAACTTGCTATTTGTCTTGGTGCCAAAATACCGCCTGCAGCTTCCGCCAATAATTCCCGATAAAGCATTTTGGTTCGCTCCGTTACCTGAGTTATTCGTTTGGTGATTTCGGCATTTTGTAGAGCCGTTAAAATGTACTGTTGCCAAATAGCATCGAAAAAATCAAAGCCTGACCGCTTGGTTTGTTTTTCATAAAATTCAAATTCTTTCTGGGCTACATACAAACCGCCTTTGGTGTACATTTCCTCATACATCATCGCCACGTCCGAAACTCTTATTTGGTCAATGGCAGCTTCGGCACCACGCAAACCCGAATTTTTATATCCAGCTTCAAATGCAAAATGAACACGTTTGAGGTAAGCAGTTACCAGGGTGTTTGCTTTTCGTTCTGCAATGTTCCTGATGCGTTCGGTTCGGGCTTGATGTTGTTCTACTGTCATAGGTTTTCATCAAAGTTCAAAGGCTCAATATTCGATTCCCAATATTTCTGTGGTGTATTGGCTCTTTCGTCTTCCAATTTCTCAAAATCGTTCCATGAGCGTTTTTCATTATCAGATATAAAGTCAACTTTGGCCAACCGTTCCATGTCGGCAATAACATCGGGATTCAGTTCCTCATAAGAATCGTAATCAAATCCAAATTCATAACCAAAGTAAGGTTTGATTATTCGTTCGTTCATAGTTTCTTCAAATTGATTGAGCAACGGAAAAACACCGTTTCTTAGAGCATCTTTTTTGTCCTCCTTTAGATTGTTATATGTACCGCCTGATGTGTCGTTGTACACCACCCGAACAGGCAAATGAAAGACACCAGCAACTATTTCCTTAATGGCTTTTTTTGATTCTATGACGTTTGCATCCTTCAAAGCCGAAGCGAGATTGATATGTTCTAAGGCATAAGGCACAAAAACGGCTTGGTGGCGGTCTTTTTTCCTTAAACCCGAAAATATATCATTCATAATTTTCTGAAAGAAACCTTTATCACCGGCTGCTGACTGTTGGGCTTCTGGGTCTTTTGGTGAAAGTATATGGGCAGAATCTCCCGTTTTAAAGGCCGTATATTCTCTGGCCACCGCTTCAATGTAGGTCAATATTTCCGAATATGCAATTTTGACCTTTGAATTACCGTACAGGTGTGTTCCCATGCGGTCGTATTTTGTCGAAAAAGTCCTGATTGGAAAACAAAACTTCGGATCAAGTTTGATTTGATAGTTCCCTTTGAACTTGTAAGACAATATCGGGTTCTTAGGACTTCCACCCTCGATGTCTATTTCATGTGTCGGTGCTGAATTTAGGTCTATAATGCCTTTGTTTGTAGTGTTGGCGTAAAGCATTGACCAGCCAACTGTTTGATTAAACACCACCAACGAATGCAGCATTTCACCGAACGTCTGAAAATCATTTGGACGTGTTAGGATTCGTTTGAGCCTTAACAGTTCGTCACCGTCACCAAGGCCGATGTCTTCCAAGTAAATCTCGTCTATGCCTTTTGTTTTAGCATCCTTGTACTGTTTGTACTCATAGGAATCTTTCCACATACCGGCCATTTTCCGCATTTCCTTTTCTGCTCCCCGGTCTTTGGTTTTAA